ATTCACGAACAAATCGTTTCTTCCATTTATCCGTATCTGTCATTCTTTTTGCCATTGTATTAATTTTTTGGGGTTAAATTCTATGCAAAGTTAAACTTATTTTTATTAATACCAAATTAATTTTAATTTATTTCTTTTAATATAAACCATCATCTCTTGGTCGTGAACAGAACCTTTGCGTGGTTTTCTACCGCCTTTTTTAAAAGTTCCTAATAGATTATCTATTCTTTCGTATAGTATGCCATCATCAAAAGCCCAACAAATAACAACAGGCTTTCCGTACTTTATTTGTTCTTCTTGACAATCAACAATCTTTTTCATAGAAACTATACAATAATCGTGGCTATCAACAGTTTGATTAGGACATCCCTTAACTTCAAATCCGCAAATTCTGTCAAAGTTTTTGTTTTTCATTTCATAGTCAACCGAACTAAAATCTCCTTGACTTGCATAGCAATAAGCATATTCGTTGCAAAAAGTTTTGGCTGCCCTCTCTTGTCTAGCAAAATCTTTTGGGGTTTCAAATTTCATTTTTTCAAATATTGATATATTCTTGTTTTACTTAAACCAAATATATTTGCTATGTCCTTTACTTCCCACCCATACCAATACATTATTTTTGCTAAATTTCTCTTTAGTTTAGTTTTAAACTTTTTTAATTTTGTGTAATCTTTAATTGTACTATTATAATTCATTTAATTAGTTGTTTTATGGTTATCGTCTATGTTTATAATTTCGTATGTATAGATACATAAATCTTTAATCAACCTTATATTGGCTCTTATCTGCTTTCTAACGACTTCAATCTCGGTTTTAGTGCTATCCATTCCGAGAGAAGAATTGAGGGCAGCGTTCTTGTGTAACAAGCTATCTACCCTCTTTACGTTCTTCCTTTTAGTGTTCGACTTCACAATCAAATACTTTTATTAACTTCCTTACCTTAAAAGGGTAAGTCAGATTCTTCTTTTACTTCTGCTTTCTTAGATGATTTAGCACCGCTACCATCTATTGCCCAAGCAAGTATGTTGTTGTAATAGTTACCCTCGTACAGACGACCTCTAATATCAATCTTACATTCTACATCACTACCAATAGGCAATGTGTCTAGCTTGTCAATGTTGTCTTTTACAACTTCCATTTTAATTGATTGTGGGTAATCCCCACCCGTGTCTATCACAAACTCTCTTTTCTTAAATCCACTTTTGAACTCTTTTGTTTCAAAAATTGCTTCTAATGTTCCTTTAATTTCCATTTTCTAATTCAGTTAAATAATTAATTTCAGTTTTAATCTTTTCTATTCTATCGTTGACTATCAACGCTTCTTTTTCTAGTATATCAAGTTCATCTTTTAAGGTAACAAAACTATTTTGTTCAAAGACTAAATCTCTTACTCTAATGTAGTTTATCATAGTTTCCTTATCGTACTCTAAATATCCTTTCATTGTTCTACAATGATGTATTACCGTTGCGTGGTTCATATCAAAAACATCTGCTATTTTCATATAAGGCAAGAAATAATGCTTGCGAAGAAAATAAAAAAACATTCTCTTTCCTCCTACAATATTTGCTTTTCTCTTTGTACCCTCTAATTCTTCTAAGGTAATGTTGTAGGTAGTACAAACCGCATGTCTTAACATACTTGGATTGGCTAGATACTTAGTTATGGTAACACCTTTAACTCCTGTAATTTCGCTAAACTCTTTTTTAGTAACACCCAATTCTCTCATAAGTGCTTCAAATTTACTACTTGCTTTTTTCATTTTATATATTTTTATACTATTACTAATTCTATGTTAAACTCTTGTTTATATAATTCTTTTATATCCTTGTCAGGAACGTTTTTGTATCTGTCTATAAAAGACGAGTTCATTCCCGTAGATGCTTTTTCTTTATCATTAAAACCATCTTCTTTTATTTTTTTAATTTGTTCCCTAGTGATGCAAACTATTGCACCTGTTCTAGTCATTGCGTGTTTTTTAATTGCCATATCTAAATATTTTTTTAAATTGTTCTCTTGGGTCTTTTGGTATGTAGTCTTCTTTTAGCCTGTAAATTAAATCACTTGCTTCTATGTAACTAAGATGTAGCATACCATTTTCTATATCTTTTAGTTCGTTAGGTTCGTATGGAACACTTGTAAGTAAACCCTCAATAATTGCTATCTGTGAATTACTGATAGGCTCACTTTCAAGTATATCATCTATCCAATCAGACATTAACTTTTCTTAAAGTCTTCTGATTCGTCTTCTCCAAATATTCCTAATTCATAGAATCCCGCTAATTTTAGTACGGCTCTACTCATTGCTCTTTTCTCTGCCATCTCCATAACATACCAAGTGTTGCAGTTTCCATCCTTAAAGCCCTCTCCTTTTAATGCTGAACCAAATGTTTCTATAACTTTAGTTCCATCGGTAGATGTTGCAGTAGCTTTTACCACACAAAAATTAGGACTACATTCTACTACATCATAATTAATGTTAATGCTTGAGTTAGCCTGTATCTTATCAATACCTGCCCTTGTAATGATTGTGTAATGTTGATGCTTATAAACATCTTCTTGTACTAAATTGTTTGCAGTAAACAATCTTCTTAGTGTTTCTTTTCTAGTTTCTGACATAATAATTTTATTTGAGGTTAGTTAATAAATTTCTAAATTCTTTCATTTTCTCTAAAGAGTGATGACGAGCAAAAACTTTTCCGTTTGAAAATTCAGCCATTGCTATACTTACACTATCAGCAGCACTTCCATTGCAAGAGTTTCTGTATTGCAATTCTGCTTGTTCATCTTGTTTTAGTAGTGATTCTATTATTTCAATCTTATTGTCTAAAAAGAATAATACATCTCCTAGTTTTACTTTTTGTACTTCAACTTGTTCCATAATTGGGGTTTTAAATATTAATAACTGATGCAAATTTACAACAATTATTTAATAAACCTAATATAAATTAAGAAAAGATTAAAGAAAGTTTGATTTACTAGGGTAAATTATTTTTTACCTAAGTCCATTGGATATGTAATTGGTAGAGTTCCGTTGTTTAAAACAACACCACAAGCGATTATAGAACGCTTAGTAAAATTCTTAGCGTATGCCATAGCATATTGATTTGAATCTGTTACACCGCATCCTACTTGCATAGCGAAGTGTCTAGCAACTTTAGTGCAATGCCAAGAAATAGAACATTCTGTGTGTATATGACCTTGTACTACTGATTTACCCCAATTAACCATTCTGTTATGACCGCCCCTTGCACCGCTACTTCCTGTTCCGTGCGTATAGATTACACCATCTTGTTCAAAGCTATCTGCAAATTCCCAAGTAGGAACTTCAAGTGCCATATTAAGGTCTTTAAGCCATCTTTGAGAGATTCCCATAGATACCGCTTTCCTAGATATTATAGCATCGTGATTCCCGATACATACTCTAGCGTTTGGGAACGCTTCGTGCCAAGACTTTAGCTGATTTATTGCTCTATCTAGTTCTTCTCCTGCACCAAATCCGTCAGGATGTGTTTCGTGAAAAGAAGAAAAATGTGAATCGACCAAATCTCCAATAAATATTACATCATTGCAATTATTTTTATTGTAAACGTCAATACAATGCTCTAGGTAAGATTCGCCATCATTACATTGTCCTTTAATAAAAGGTGCGTGTAAATCTCCTACAATCAATACGTTACGAGTTTCTTCTTCACGCATCTTTTGTATTGTAAGATATTCTGATTCGGTAAGTCTAGGTCTAAATTGTTTCATATTGCAAATATAGTAAAAAAAAAGTGTAAAAAAAAATGGAGTGTAATTAAACACCCCATTCCAACATTTTCCCCAAAATGAATCCGACCTTGAGATGGTCGGCAATTAAAACAATCAATGACAAATATAGTAAATATATGCCTAGTTACAAGCTATTTCTTAACTTTCTCGTAGGAACGACCACCAAAGTATGCACCAAAGCAAGTAATGGCTAGTATTTGCCATAGGTCAATCCAAGAATCTTTAATATCCATATCTACAAATCCAAAATCAACTAAAGTAAATGTAGTTAATACAATCATTAAGAAAGCTAATGTAAGAGGTCTTATAGACTTTGTAAGCCAATTACCTTGCATATCTGCTTCCCAACGCTTAGTTACCTCTTGTTGCATCTTAGATTCGTAAGACATTATCATTTCCTCAAACTTATGTTTAAGTTCTTCTTTTTCTTCTTTTGATGTGTGCAGTTCATCGACTATACCGCCAACAGATTCTACCAACTCTTTTGCACCACTACTAAAAATCTTTCCTAAAATGCTCATATCTTTAACTTTAACTTTATCTTTAACTATAACCTTAGCTTTATCTTTAGCTTTATTATGTAGGGTATAAACTACCCTTTGTGAACCCTTTGGCAAGGGTTAATTAATTATTTGTAAAATTGTCTATATGTATATATTCTATAAACACTTTTTCTTCTTTTTGCAAAGCATCTAAAATTGGGGGATAAATTCTTTTGTATGCTTGTGAAGATTTGCCTATAAAACCATTAGAAATTAATCCGTTGTTTTCTTGGTTGTCGCCAACAAGTAAACAGCCCGAAGTATGTTCATCAGTATTTCCACAATGTATGAGAACATACTCAAAGTTAGGAACGTCAACGATATGTAACATACCATCGTGTATATTAGAAAATCTTTCGCTATATTTTTTATGAAATCCACCCTCTTTTCTTAATTTAATTTCGTAGCATCCATAAGGTATCATCGTTTCGCCCTTTACCTTTGACACTCTATACTCGTCTTCTAGCGTATAACAAAGAAAGTCATACCCTTTTGTAGTCTTTTGCAGTAACATTCCGTTAGTGCTATCATTTTGTAAATTATATCTTAATACAACTAATTCCATTAGCAATCACAATTTATTTTTTTTTGTCTTTTATAAACTCTAAAATAATATTTAACTTTTCTTTTACTTCGTTCATTTGTTTGTGTAACGCTTCGTGTCTTTTCTCAAAGCCAACCTTTACCTCTTTAATACTAAAAAAGAAAAATTGATATAAGGCATACAAAGAACCTAACAACAAAACCAAAGACAAACCATACCCCTCTATTAATTTTAATATTTCTTCCATAATTTATTTATTTTAACTACCGCAGTTCTCACAATCTTCTTGGTTCTCGATATTGCAAGTTGGTTGTTCTTCTTCTTCTAATACATTTATCCACGCATCAAAACCTTTAAGTCCAACAGTTTCAGCAGTTTCAGCAGCAGTTTCAACAGCTTTTTCACATTTACATTCTTGTAAATTTTTATTGCAATTACAATTCATTTTTTATTTTTTTAAATTTTTGCAAGAATTTAATTTTGCTAATTCTATTTTTAATTCATTAATAGTGTCTTCACACTCATTAATAACCTTTATTTTTTTTTCAAGTCTTTGTTCAAGAACTTTTATATCATCTGCTAATTGACCTATTTGAGAATAAGCTATACCCATAGTGAATATAATACCTATTACCCAAATAATGTTACCTATACTTAGTGTAAAATCTTTTTGCATAATTTATTTTCCGAAAAATAAACCTACTAATGCAGTAATAACAATAACGTACAAAGACCACATAGCTCTACTAATCATTTTTCTAGCTTGTGTATTTTGATTAACACGAGAAACTACACCCACATCAGGGTCAAGAAGTTTTTTAGTTAAGTTATCTAACTTAGCATCCACCCCCCCTAGCTTATCCTCCATTGATTCCATTTTTTGTTTCATTAATGCTATTTCTTGTGCTGTTGATGCCATATTTAATCGTTATATACAACCTCTATTGTTGAGTTGAATCTAACAACAGTTGATGCTGCTGCTGTTGGTTTTAGTGTTACTATTAAAATATCTCCTGCTAAAAAAGAAGACGAAGAACTCAAAGACCCTGTTCCAAAAACATTAGGTGTAGTATTTCCCTCTCCCGTTTCAGTTGCAGTATCTCCTAATTGAGTAAGAGTAAATCCTGAACTGCTTTCATCCGTTGGAGTTCCTTTATAAATTCTAATTTCAACACTTCTACCGCTTGTTATTGCTATAACTCCTTGAAAAGCATTTACATAGCCATTTCTAATACAGTATAACTGTGAATGTGCAACTGCTTCTTGTGCATCAGAAAGTGTTGTTCCTGATGAAAAATTTACAACAGTATCGAAAGAGTGTTGCGTACCACTAGCGTAAGTAGGTGCAAACTCACTTGATGCGGATTTACTCATAAAACCACCAACCCTTACAAATTGGCTACGTCTTAAATTATCATCAGCCCAAGTTAAAGCATTGCTTCCGTTTTTTGTTAATACTGTGTTAGCCGAAGCTGAACTAAAGTCTTTAGGAACGTGAAGTTGTGTGTTGTCTAACGCACTATGTTCGTTACTTGCCATATTATATACTTGCTACAAAAATTTCTACATCTACATCATTTGATGCAGGGTTTACTTGAATACTTGCTATGTCTGCCATTGTTCCAAAGCTAGGACTTGTGTCTGCTTCTGACAACATTAAATCTTCAGGAGAGCCTAAAATATGAGATTCTCCTGCGGCTAACCTAACTTGATAAAGTGTTGCAGCACCAACAATAGCCAACTCAACAGAGTTAGTATCATCAAGATTTGTAATTCTAATATACTTTGCATCTTCTACATCTATTGCATTTGCAGATGCAAAAGCGTTTCCGTTAAAGGTAGCAACAGTAGTAGTCTGACTATTTACACACTTTACTATTCTTTTAAAAACCTCGTTTATGCTTCCTATTGATAGTGTTTTTGTGCCACCATACTCAGTTCCACCTAAACTAAGAGTTTCTGATATTACAACTTCAAGAGTTGCTGCTGTTACTGTACTTGCCATATCTTATTATTTTTTATTTCTGTCGTAAGCCCAATTTTTTAAAGCAATATAATTCTTAGAGTATGGGCAATCTTTACTCACATTTTTGCCTTGTGGTTGTTTTCTTGCTCTTGCTATATATGCAATAGCTTTTCTTGCTTCTGTTGCGTTAGCAGAAGTCCAATCTGCTTTCTTTTTAGAAAGTAATGTTAAGTTTCTGTTTATTGCAGTTCTACCTATACTAGCCTTCTTGCTACATTCTGTTTCAGACCATCTTTTTAACTCAGAATAACTCATATTAACA